CTGACAAGAAGCTGATCTTCAAGGCATCTAGAGAGGCTCAGAAAGCCTTTGATCTAATCACGAATGCCTAACCACTCTCAACGGGTAAGCCCCCATTCTGGGGGCACCCACAACCCACACACACACCTAATATTATGAACGAAAAACTATTCAAAAAATTATACACCGAAATCACACGGGACAGCAATGACCTCATGGACGGGGGACGTGCCGAACTTGCACTCGAACTGATCACAGAAAACTCTAGCTTCCTCGAGGTGAACTACCCGAACTACTACGGGTGCAGTAACATAGCATTGATAGACGACCTAAGTAAGGTAGTATTCAAGAGCGACGAGGAGGCTAGCCCTGCCCGTATGCTACTGATAGATATGGGATATGATCGATGCCTTGACTGGCTCGCCAAGGAGGAAGCCAAAGCCCACGAGACAGCGACCAACAACAAGCTACGTAGAGATATAATCTGGGAAGCAAATGGGGGTTCAAAATAATTTGACATCCACTGATCTATTAACTTATTATACACACTCATAAGGGACAAGCCCCCAATCTGGGGGCACCCTCAACCCATAAAACCACACCAATATAATGAACTCAAAACTAATTAAAGCCCTCGATATAATCACCACCGAAGCGGAGGTATCCGTGCTAGGAGATGACAACTCTGACCCTCACGTTCAGAAGGTGCTCGATGCCCTCGAGTATGTCAGTAAAGAACTGTGTCTCGATGATACTGTCACCACCTATTGCAGGCAATCATTAGATACCATGATGACCCTACGACTAGGCATGAATGTAAAGGCAACCGATGCTCAATGGCAACAGGTATCAGATTCAATCTACGACGATGACCAAGCATGGTCTTACGTGGATGAGGCTATCGCTCGTGCTGAGGATGAGCTTATCGATTCTCTGGTCGATGAGATGGGCAAGCCGGAGCCATCACCTAAGTTCAAGGCATGGGACTACGTGCACCACGTTAAGAACAAGAACAAAGACCTCGAGTCTCGCCTTCACATCTTCGGCACCGTCATCAAGCAGGAGAACAACAACGTCTGGCTGACCGATGACAACGATACCTGCGAAATCATTCGAGTCTTCGAGGAAGACTTGGAGCTAGCGGAAAGCCCCGAACTGCCGTATCAATTCGAGATCGTGCACCCGTCTTCTTCCACATTAGAATGGGAGAGGGAGGCGGTGCACACACTGTCCCTTTATCCTCACTCAAGCAGTGACGAGCAGGCAATCATGTGGCGGTCGTTCCGCCGTAAGGCTGTGAAGGAAGGGCACAAAGTCTATCGTAAGTTCATGAAGACTGACCACTATCACTACTACATCCCTGACCTCTACGTCTTCTGTTCAGAAAATTATGGTTAAGGCTTGACACCCACCTCGAAATCCTGTGATACATAAGAAGCCCAGTCGGAGTATCCGATGGGGCACATAAGAAACCACATACTAAATTATGAATAAAAAAACATACAAAGAGCCAATAGCTTTTGATATAGATCAACCCGTGATAGGCATACGTAGGCATACTGTATATGCAAGAAGCGAAGATGAAGCTATTCAAAAGGTTAAGGATAACCGCTTGACTGATCGAGATTCGCAATGGTTTGATGAACTCAAATCAGATCCTTGGACTAACGATTGCTATGCAGTCGATGCAGATGAATCAAACATAGAACCCACATACTAAATTATGAAAAACCAAAAACCAAATGAACTATACAAGGGCGGAGATGCTGTCCTTTTTTCCGCTATCGTTGTAGCCTGCTCTGGACTAGGAGCCTTGGTTATACTCACAATCGCAATCATCATCAACCAATTCAGCTAATGCCTAATCACGTAGCCAACGAACTAATAATCAAGGGGGAATCCTCGACCATCAAAGACTTCATCCGATTTGCCCGTGGCACGGGCATACATTGGAAGGGATCAGACAAGCCGGAGATCGTCAACGATCTTGAGCTTTCTAACTTCGTGCACCCCGACCTTGGTCGAAGGGGCAAGGAACTCTTGATGCCTTACTCAGCCCTAGCAACGGGCGAGCCAATGGGGTATGACTGGTGCATAGAAAACTGGGGCACCAAGTGGGGTGCCTACGAGTGTGTGCTCATGGACGAAGACCACCACGGGGAGGGAGAAATCTCTTACCAATTCAACACGGCATGGGAGACGTTCAACAATCGTGTGTCGATTGCTATGTCTTCTGCCTTTCCTACTCTAAGGTTTGAGCTTACTTACTTTGAACCCGGGATGGGATTCAAGGGTGAGAGAGTCTGGAACTACACCGATGGTTTAGTCATGAAGTGTGTCGATGATTATCGAGACGATGATGATTGCCCTTTTCAATATGAATGTTTAGTATCAGCCGGATAAAATTATGAGAATAAAACTACACACATACCCCGAAGGGGGAGCGAGTCGGATGGCTCAAGATGATATCGTGTCCAAGCTAACAGGCAAGGGACGTTTTACTGACTGCTATGTCGGAGAGTTGGAGCCGGGAGATGAGTATGTTCTTGATCCCAAGATGCCCTTGCCTTCCATCAATGCACAGCAGGCGATCAAATATATTAACGATAATGAAATCTCAGTTCACCCTTTGCCCGGTTCTATCTGGGAGCTAAGGAGGAACAGCCTCGCATTCTTTACCGGCGAGAAGGGTCAGTCCTTGATGGACTGCCTCACTCACATCATTGAGATGGAGGAGTTATAATTAGTTGTTGTTGATTGGTGTTGACACAAACGGATGAGTCATGCTTCATGGGAGGCATGGCTCATTTTTATGATTGCAAACAAGACCCCTTTCTTTGCCTCGATGTGACCACACCGGCACAAGCACGGAAGCAAAGTAAAGTTTACCCATCCGTTACCACCATCCTTGGACTGATCAAAGACCCCTTCCTTGATTCTATCTACCGCCCTCGAATGATTACTGACCTCGCCCGACAGTATCCGGAGTTGCCTTGGCAAGAGCTAGAGAAGCTATGCTATGGCACTCGGGAGCACCCGGTAACCGGGGACACAATGTATTCAAGTGACTTCGGCACCGCCGTTCACAAGGAGATAGAGGATCAGCTTCAGCACATTCACCTCAGCCCGGGACAGGAGCCAAGAGTTGAGACAGCATGGAGTGACCATGCCACCGCCTTCATTGACTGGGTTGCCGACGAGTCAGTCACACCCCTAGCTACTGAGCACCTAGTTAAATGCAACCGGGTGAAGACCGCCGGGTCGATTGACTTCATTGGCAAGGATCAGAATGGCTTGGTATTCTTAGCTGACTACAAGTGCCGGACTAATACTAAGGGTAAGGCTAAGACCTACCCGAAGGACTGCTACCAGTTAGCTATTGAAGCAGACATCATCCGCCGTCACCACAAGTTGGACTACCTGCCTGCCTGCATAAGTGTAGTGGTTGACAGCGATACGTGCGAGCACTACCACAAGGAGTGGACAAGGGACGAATGCAAAACCGGGATACAAATTTTTAAGAATGCATCCAAACTTTATTGGCTGACCCGAATGTAATTTATGATAGCACCAAACGAAAGTATAAACGAAGAACCGATCCGCTTAGACGGGTTGGATAATTGTATAATCGGAACAGATGTCCGGGGATACTTGATCTATGATTACGGCAAACTGCTTAATCATTTTGTATTAGAAGGCATGGACGAAGGTGAAGCTATGGAGTGGGTTGACTACAACATCATGGGGATTCAACCGCAGAATTTTATTATTCTGTTTGATGACTTTGACCTAGAAGTAACCATTGAATGATATGAATAATACCGCACAAGATACATACGAAAACAGATGCAAGGGCAGGGTCGGAGAGGACGTGTTCGAGGACTACTGCACCCGGAAGGGAGTTCAGTTCTACCGGACTGGCTTCGACGAGAAGCAGGATCAGATCCAAAAGTTCTGGATGATTCATCCTACGATGAGGCACATCCCGGACTACCTTATTGAGAACGACAAGGGACAGTTGAGTTGGATACACGTCAAGGGAACACCTCGACTTAAGCTCATTGACTTATTCATTTACTCTCAGTTCGAGCAACAGTTCAAGGGTGAGTGCGGATTCTTCTTAGCCTTTTGTTTCAAGGGACAAGACCCTCACTTCCTTACGTTCCCGGCACTACAGAAGAAGCTGACTGGCTTAACAGTTCAGGAGTGGGACGATGGTAAGCAGTATGTCCACCTTCCGCTGTGAACCTATACAAGATAAAGTATAAGCACCGGGATATGCCGGAGGACTACGTTGGTTACACGGAGAAGTGGGCACACGATCAGAAGCAAGCGGTCGGATACTTGTGCAAAGGTAGACCGGACAAGCAGGGTAACTGCACCACCAAGAAGAATGCTACCCTTACCATCTTATCCATAGAGGAAATTACCCCATCATCCTAATGACCTACGTTCCCCAAAACAAGTTAGCCCAATGGCGAAAGGATAATTCCACGGGCAGGTGCCCCATCCTTGACCGGGTGACTGACGACTTAGTAGTTGACCACGATCATCTCAACGGAGAGATCAGGGCGGTGATCAGCCGGGAAGCTAACACCATGCTTGGAAAGATTGAAAACATTCACCGAAGTATTTGCAAGGGGGATCCAAAAGATTTACCGCAGGTGTTGTTGAACATAGCTGAGTATCTCAAGGCACCGGCATCCGGGATACTTCATCCGGTTGGTATCAAACAATTAACCTCTAGGTTCAAGCGGAACCTTAACAAGGAGGAACAAGAATTTGCACTACAAAAAATGGGTGCGAAAAAAAGTGAAATAAAATGTTGCAAGAATGTGAATGATCGATCAGTCTTGTATCGAACCTTAGTTAAAACCATATACACTAAATCATGTCAGAAGAAATAACTAAACCTAACCTTCGGGTTAAACTATCAGCGATTCAAGGATCGCTTAAAGCCCCCAAGGGGCAGACAAATAAGTTCGGTGGATACAACTACCGATCAGCAGAGGACATCTTAAATTCAGTCAAGCCTTTGCTTGGCGAGTGGGGATGCTCTCTTGTAGTAAGCGATGAGATTGTAGAAGTAGCCGGACGTATCTACGTTCGTGCTTCGGCAACCCTAGCTGACAACGATTCCGATCAGGCTATAGCTTCGAGTGCATTCGCACGTGAGGCTGAGTCCAAGAAAGGAATGGACGAGGCACAGATCACCGGGTCAGCATCAAGCTATGCCCGGAAGTATGCTCTTAACGGATTGTTCGCTATCGATGATACGAAAGATCCGGATGCCCTGAACACACATGGCACATCAAACAAACCAACAACAAAAAAACCTAGCTTAGAGGAGCTAATATAATGGAAAAGAAATACGATAACACTAACGGCGGAGCACTGTTCCCCAATGACCGCAAGGAAAAAGATACTCACCCTGATCTACGTGGATCAATTAACGTGGGTGGTGTTGACTACTGGATCAAGGCATGGAAGAAAGATGCCAAGTCCGGTGTCAAATTCCTATCACTAGCTGTCAATCCAAAGGATGAGGCAGTAGCGAACAGCAGTCCAGCCGTTAACTCAGACCCATTTTAATAAGTGGAACTGGACGACATCAACTTTGATAAGGAATGGTGGAGCGAGTTCCGCCGTGAAGAGATCGAGGAGATACTGGCACTGACCGGAGCCAAGAACTCTGACTACACCGGGGGTAAGGGATGTGACAATCCATTTGCTAACTTCGATGGGTCAGAGGAGTTCGGCATTGACCCGTTAGTTGGTGTCGCTATCCGGATGCAGGATAAATTTCAAAGGCTCAAAGCCTTTTGTAAAGACGGAGAGTTATCCCTTGATACTAAAGGGGATACGGTTCGTGACATCTACCGGGACTTGATTGGCTACAGCCTAATCAGTCTAGGGATGGTCGAGCGAGACTCTAATTAACTTCGTGGTAAAATACAATGTAGCCTCGACAAGGTGTTGGGGCTACATTTATTTATCAACATGAAACACAAAACAACTATGCAAATATTGGAAGCCATACACGATGCAGTTCAACTTGGAAACAAGTTACATAAAGAGATTGACACACAAAAAATACCTAAAAAAGAGCAAGAGAATATTAAGTATTTGGGTCAATGCCTGCGGTCTATGGACTTCATCTTAAGCGATGAACGAAATAGAAACTCTACCACATAATGCAGAAGCAGAGGAAGCTGTCATAGCTTGCTGTCTTCTTGATGACTCCCCGGCTAACTACAATTCTGTTACAGAATTAGTAAGTGCCGATGACTTCTACATCCACAGGAACCAATGTATCTTTGGTGCCCTCGGTAAGCTAGCTGATGCTAGCCTGCCGGTGGATGAGATACATCTGTCCGAACAACTAACCCGTGATGATAACCTTGATGCCGTAGGTGGAGTAACTTCCATCTACAGTATCATGGATCGGGTTGAGACTTCTATGCAGATGCATCACTATGCAAAGATAGTTAAGGAGAAGTCCAACCTACGTAAGATGAACCGGGCATACCGGGTCGCAACCGAAAGCATAATGACTCAGTCGGATTCAGCTGAGAACATTAAGCACACAGTTGACTCAGAGGTTAACCGGATTCACTTCACTCAAGAGAAGCCCAATGATTTAAGCTCAACGGCTGAGGAGATTAAGGACGAGTTCCGGAAGATGCTAGCCGGAGAGTTTGTCACGGATGCATTGCCTACTCACATCGGTAAACTCGATCAGCAGTTAGGCAACCGGGGCATAGCACCGGGCGAGGTGATCACCCTTGCGGCACCGACATCATGCGGTAAGTCAGCCTTGGCTCTTAACATAGCACTCAAGTCAGTCACTCACAACGATGCACCCTGTGCTGTATTCTCCTTGGAGATGCCACAGAAGCAGTTGTTTAAACGAATGGCTCAGACCTTAGCCGGGGTGAACATCAAGCAGATAAGTGACGGGGTTATATCAGAGGAGAATATGAAGAAGGTTGATGAAGCCATTGATCAACTTCACTCCGTTCCGTTATACACCAGTCACAACGTCAAGTCAGCAGAGGATCTAGCATCTCAACTACGTAAGCTAGTGGACAAGCAAGGTGTAAAGCTCGCCGTGATTGATTACCTTCAACTCATCCCGTTTAATTCCGGGAAGGTTGGCAAGGCGGAAGGCATTGCAAACATCTCTCATAAGATTAAGCAACTCGCCCTTGAGTTAAACATCGGTATCCTGCTGTTGGCACAAGTCAATCGTGAGGGTGCCAAGAGGGAGGGAGGCTTGGACATCTATGATCTAAAGGACTCAGGAGATATTGAGAATGATGCGGACGTTGTCCTTCTCATGTATCCACAACAGGGTAACTTCGAGGACTCAAAGATGTCTGACTCGAATGGACCATACACTAACCTTGAGTATAAGATAGCTAAGAATCGTGAAGGCGAACGAGGCACCATCGGATACTTTAAATTCTACCACATAACAGGAAGATTCTACTAATGAATAATAAATATAAAATACTTGAAGCAGTAAGCAACTCATGTGAGGTGCCAGTAAAAATAATATCAGGCACCCGTCGAACAAAGAAGGCATCCTATGCCCGGGACATCTGTTCGTTCCTCATGCACAAGTGCGGATACTCACACGAAAACATCAGCCGGATACTTAACCGGGAAAGAACATCGGTAACTCACGGCATCAAACGTGTAAGCAAACGGATCCAAGAGGACAGCAATCGTGGACGATTCATGAGGGTTCACATCCGGGATATACTTGACAACTCTCTCAAGATGAACTATATAAATATAGATGAATGATACTAATATAGAACGACTTCAGGTCCGGATTGATTTGATCCGGGCAGAATCACGGATGGTTTCCTATCAGATAGAGAGACTCGAGGAACGGAGGCACGAGCTACAGCAGGAGAAAGCCCACATCAAGGCGGCTCTTACCAAAGAATCCAAGTGATATAATCTATACCGGAGTAAGTGCTAGCAGTGATGCCCACAAGGTCTGCTCTTAGACCTAGTTAAATCTCCAGTGTGTGGTAGCCTCACCCTTGTTAATTCAGGGGTGGGGCTTTTACGTTTAGAACAAACGAAACCTACCATCCATTAACCGTGGGTCAATGTCGGGTCTTTGAAATTGTTCGGGATTAAACTCATATGGATCCTTCGGGGGGATGGTGCCAATGTTCTGACCCGGAGGTGGAACTGGGAACTGTCCTTTCTCGAATGCCTTGAATTGTTTTCTTTCACGGACTTGCTCCCGTCCTGCTTCAGTGAATCGGAAGTAGTAGAAGTCCTTCCACGGAAGGTTGCGGAGGAAGGAGCTTGGCTTGCCGGACCGGATGGA